CGCTGGATATTCAGCTAATCAAGACGACGATAACCAGACAGATACTTGACAACATTTACCTCATTAACAATGCGAGGATGAGTGTTGTCGAGGGGCAGGTTAATCTCGATGATCTGCTGAACGTCACGCCTGGAGGGGTGGTCAGGACGAAGGTTTCCGGTGCTGTGGCCCCGATTACGGTTCCTGACGTTACCGGGACCGCTTACCCTCTGTTGGGCTATTTTGACTCGATTCAAGCGAAACGGACGGGTGTAAGCGATGCCCAGCAGGGGCTTGACCCGAACATCTTGCAAAACGTCACAGCTGCGGCTGTAGCGGCGACCACGCAGGCGGCGCAGGGCAAGCTTGAGCTAATCGCCAGAATCTTTGCTGAGACGGGCGTTAAAAGCCTGTTCAAGGGCATTTTGCATCTTCTTTGCAAGTACCAAGACCGTCCCCGTCTTATCAGGATGCGTGGCAAGTTTGTCGAGATGGACCCTCGTGAGTGGTCGAACCAATACGATGTGACCATTTCTGTCGGGTTAGGTACTGGCACAAAAGAGCAGCAAATGGCCATGCTTCAGATGGTGCTGGCCAAGCAGGAGCAGATTCTCCAGCAGTACGGTCCTGCCAATCCGCTAGTGTCTGTCGGACAGTATCGGAACACGATTGGTCGGTTTATCGAGGCGGCAGGGTTCAAGGATTCGAGCGAATTCTTTAAAGAGATTACTCCCGAGATTGACCAGCAACTGAGCAATCCACCTCCGCAACAGCAGCAACCTAACCCAGCGTTGGATGCGATGCTGGCTCAGGCGCAGGCTCAGATTCAGATTGAGCAGCAGAAAGCGATGGCGGCTATCGAGACCCAGCGAATGAAAGCGCAGGCTGATATTCAACTGGCAAGAGAAAAAGCCGCTGCCGAACTTCAATTAAAGCAGCAGGAGTTTCAGGTTGAGGCTCAATTGAAGGCGGCGAAGGTAGGTGCTGGCATTTCCAAGAATGTCGAGATTCCAGGATGACACCAGAAAGAGCCAAGTTACTGCTGGAAGAATTAACCGAGGAGCTGGATAAACTGGAAGTTGGTTATCTGGACAGTATTAAGAACTCGCTAGAGCATGATCTTGACATAAGAGAGAATGCCTATAGAATGATGAAAGCGATAGCCGTTATCAAAACTCATTTCCAGTCGATTGCTGACACGAAAGAGATTGAGCGGAAACGCTGGAAGATTTTATAAAGGGTGCAAATGGACACGACTCCTAATGGAAGTGGACCGCTAGATGTGCATAGTGCAACCAATGCGATTCTAGGTCTGATGGGTGGCGAGGAAGGTGAAGAACCGACTCCTCAAGAACCTCAGCAGGAATCGGAGGTTGTTGAAACCGAGCAGGAAGTCGAAGAAGTCCCGCGCTACCGGGTGAAAGCCGCTGGTGAGGAACGCGAGGTTACTTTAGACGACCTGATTAAAGGTTATCAGCTTGGCACTGATTACACATCGAAAACCCAGGCGCTTGCCGAGCAGAGAAAGGCATTCGAGGCCGAGAAATCTGCGGTAGAGCAAGCTAAAGCGCTCCGTGACCAGTATGCTCAACGGTTAGAACTTATCGGAAAAGTTCTTGCCGAGCAGAACAAGACGGAGGATTTTGAACATTTGAAAGAGACTGACCCGATTGGTTATGCGGTCAAAGTTGCGGAAGCGACTCAACGCGAAAAGCAATTAGCGGCAGTAACGGCTGAACGGCAGCGCCTTGCTCAACAGCAACAAGCGGATGCTCAAAGTCAGTTGCAGTCGTACCTTGCTGAAGAAGCGAAGAAGCTAGCGCAACATATTCCCGACTGGGAGACCGAAAAGGGCGAGGAAGTGCGCCGAGATATTCGGACCTTTGCAAAGGGTCTAGGGTTCTCCGATCAGGAATTGTCTCAGGTGTATGACAGTCGAGCGGTTCTAACTCTCTGGAAAGCGGCGCAGTACGACAAACTTGTGGCTGGGAAACCCGAGGTGACGAAGAAGGTCTCCGAGGCTCCTAAAATGCTCAAGCCTGGTACTGCAAAGGTTTCCAACCCTGAGAGTGAATCGTTGAAGGCTGAACGAAACAAGCTCCGCAAAACTGGTCGGACCAGGGATGCGGCAAACATCTTTGAACGATTTATTTCTTAAGGAATCATCATGCCTACCTTTACCGCACATACGGCCATTGGCCAGCGTGAGGACTTGATTGACGTTATTTACGACATCAGCCCCACCGAAACCCCTCTGCTGTCTACGCTTGCTCGCACTAAGGCTACCGCTGTTTTTCACGAGTGGCAGTCTGATTCGCTTGCAGCCGCTACGTCAGCGAATGCCGCAATTGAAGGTGCCGACGCAACGTCAGCGACCATCAGCCCGACTACTCGTCTCGGTAACTACTGCCAGATCGTGCAGAAAACCGTCCAGGTTTCCGGTACGCTGGAAGTTGTTAATAAAGCCGGTCGTCGCTCTGAGAAGGCTTATCAGTTGTCGAAAGCCGCTGCTGAGTTGAAGCGCGACATGGAAACCATTATCTCTGCCAATCAAGGCCGGGATGCTGGTTCGTCATCGTCTGCTCGCAAACTCGGTGCAATTCTGTCCTGGCTCAAGACGAATACGAGCAAGGGCACGAGCGGCACTGACCCGACGACGATTGGTGTTTCGACTCGTTCCGACGGTGCTACCCGCACGTTCACTGAGACTCTGCTGAAAGATGTCATTAAGCTGTGCTATGACGCTGGCGGCAATCCTCAGATGCTTGTGGTTGGTTCCGGTCTTAAGCAGAAAGTCAGTGCGTTTGCTGGTATCGCTGCACAGCGTTACATGGCTCCTGGCGATCAGCCGACGACCATTATCGGCGCTGCGGACGTTTACATGGGCGACTTCGGTCAGTTGTCGATTGTTCCTGACCGCTTTATTCGGACTCGTGATGCTCTGCTGATCGATCCCGAGTACATGGCTGTCGCTTATCTCCGTCCGTTCGTGACGAATGATCTTGCCAAGACCGGCGACTCTGAGAATACTCAGATGCTTGCTGAGTTCACGCTAGAAGTTCGCAACGAGGCGGCTTCGGGTATTGTTGCTGACCTGAATCCTGCTCTCTGATAGCGAAGTGGGGAAGGGGAGGGGGAAACCTCTCCCCGACCGACAATGCCAAAACTATTTAGCGAACACGACGGGCGATACACCTTAGCCCATGAGACAGACGACGGTGTGGTGCTAGAGACTCGACAGGATGTCTCGCACATTATTGAAGCCAACAAGCGGCAATTTAACGATTCTGATGGTAAGTTTGACGACGTTATCACTCACGTTGCACGCTTGCCGTTGACGGTCATTGACGATCTGAACCGAAAGGGTGTCATGCAGGGGTTTGTCGTGCGTGACCAGACTAGGTTTCGGGCGTTTCTTAACCATCCTGACAATCGGTTTTTCCGTACACATCCGGGGAAAATTTGAAAGTAGCCATCTGCGTACCGTGTAGAGACGAGGTTATGTCCGGTTTCTGTTTTGATCTGGCGAGGTTATGCCAGTACGAAGCAGGCAGAGGTGTGAATCAGATTGAGTTGCTTCAAATGCCGGGGACGTTGATCTTCACGCAGCGCGAGAAACTGGCGTCTGAAGCTCTGGAATGGGGTGCGGATCAGTTATTGTGGATTGACAGCGATCAGCGGTTTCCTGCTAACTCTTTAGAGGTTTTGCAGGCCAGACAAGCGCAGGTGATCGGGACGAATGCCACGACCAGGCGGGAGCCGATTCTGCCGACAGCGTTGAATCTTGAGATTAAGCGTGAAATGCTGGCTGGCAAGGCTGAAGGTGAGCCGTATCAGGTCTGGTCGAAGGTAGAATCGAGGGGTAAAACAGGGATTGAGCAGGTGACAGCGGTGGGGTTTGCGGTTACACTAATCAATAAGGAAGTGTTTGCAAAAGTTCCCCGTCCGTGGTTTGACATTATCTGGACTGACCACGGAAATGTTATCGGAGAGGATGTCGCTTTCTGCGTAAAGTGCATGGAGAACGACATTCCGGTGTATGTAGACCACGATCTCAGTATGCACATAGGGCACATTGGAGTTAAAACCTTCGGATGGGATGACGTAAAACATGGCCCTAGCCACTTACAGCGACCTGAAAACAAGCGTCGCAAACTATCTCGCAAGAAGTGACCTAACGTCACAAATTCCTGACTTTATTCAACTTGCAGAGATAAGGCTCCGACGAGATTTACGAATCCGTCAGATGCTCAAAGTCGCCACGACGACCACAACTGGCGGCGATTCCACCGTCGGATTGCCAAGCGACTTCCTCGAACTCCGAGATATTTTCTTTGTCAGCGATCCAAGCATCGTTGTATCGTATCTGACCCCATCGTCATTTACTCGCAACGCTAGGACGACGGAATCCGGTAAGCCAGTTAACTACACGATCCTGTCGGGTGAGTTCCAGTTTGCCCCGATACCTGATACGACATACACCATACAGATGCTTTACTACGCAGCGCCGACATTTCTATCGGATGCTGTGAGTTCTAACGTATTTCTGGTCAATGCTCCTGATGCGTTGCTGTACGGGGCGTTAGGCGAGGCCGAGCCGTATTTAATGAACGATGCTCGCTTACAGACATGGAATGCTCTCTATCAGCGGGCGATTATCGCTCTTGGAACTGCTGACGAGCAGGGTGAGTTTTCCGCATCTCCACTTAAAATGACCCTCGCAGCGAGGTAAAAATGGCTATTACTCAAGCAATGTGCACCAGTTTTAAGACCGAACTTCTTGGCGGCACGCACGATCTCGATACTGACACAATCAAGATTGCTCTATTCACTTCTTCTGCCAGTCTGGATGCCTCTACAACGGCCTACAGCACATCAAATGAGGTGGCGAATGGTAACGGGTACACCACTGGTGGAAACACGCTTACCGGCGCTGCAATCTCGTCTAGCGGCACGACTGCGTTTGTAGACTTCTCCGACTCCACCTGGTCGAGTGCTTCGTTTACGGCTAGGGGTGCGTTGATTTACAACAGCAGCAAGTCTAATAAGGCTATTGCTGTGCTGGATTTCGGCAGTGACAAGACATCGACAAACGGTAATTTTGTCGTGCAATTCCCTGCTGCCGACGCCTCGAATGCCATCATCCGTATCTCGTAGCCATGCCATTGATCGTAAAAGATCGAGTCAAAGAGACGACCACGACGGTCGGCACCGGCACATATACGCTGGCTGGTGCTGCGACGGGTTTCCAGTCGTTTTCTGTTATCGGCAACGGTAATACCACGTATTACGCTGCGACTGACGGTACAAGCTGGGAGGTCGGGATAGGAACGTACACTTCTAGCGGAACGACGTTAGCCAGGACGACGATTCTCGCTTCGTCTAACTCAAACAATGCTGTCAGTTGGTCAGCCGGGTCAAAAGATGTATTTGTGACCTATCCTGCAAGCTATTCTGTCTCGAATGATGATGCGAACGCAATTGCGCTTGCGCTGGGGTGATTTATGCCTTCAACTTTCAATAATGCACAGGTTGCTCTGAGTGGAACAACCGTAACCGACGTTTACCAATGCCCGACAACGGCTGGCAATGTCGCCATCGTTATGTCGATTATGTGCGCCAACGTGAACGGCACTGCTAGTGCTGACATCTCGATCATCAAAACCAACAGCAGTAACACCGAGCAGTCGAGGCTCGCGCATACCATTCCTGTCCCTGCCGATACCTCTCTTGAGGTTGTCGCCAACAAGGTTGTTCTCAAGGCGGGAGAGAAGCTCCGAGCGCAGGCCAGTGTTGCCAACTATATCAATGTCACTATCAGCGCACTAGAGATCACATGAGCCTGATTCATCTCGCCCGACAGGGGTTTATCACAAAGTCTGCTCTGCCGAACGTCACCAGGCAGCGTGGCACTACGACCGGAACAGCGAATCTCATGCTGTACGGTGCTGGTAAAGATCACTCTATCGGCACCAACACGACATTCACTGACAGCAG